AAATTCTTTGATTTCTTCCATTTGATTTTTCTCTTGTTCTTTTTGTTCCATTTCTAATTTTTTGGCGAACAAGTTAACAACAACCATTTTATTTTTATCAGTATTGGCGACCCCACTCTGTAAAACACCTGCTTCAGTTGGATTGCTACCAAGAGGAACGCCCGTCATTTGGTTAAGATTACGATTATATTTGTCGAATCCATAATAGTTTTTCTTTTGTAAAATTTTATTAACATTTTTAGAATCAATGTTAATTTTATTGTGAATATTTTCAGGTTCTTTTTTAGTTAATCCTACAGATGATAAACCCATGAATTTCTCAGGTTGTGTCATTTTATTTTGACCGAAATAAACTTGTCTAGGTTGAGGGTTAAATTTTATTTTTCTTTTAAGTATGGTCATATTGTTTATTTTGTCTGGAGAAAAGTAAATTTGATTTGATAATTGATTCTGGGATGATTGCTCGAGGTCCCGATTGAGTTGCTGTGCTAGGTTTCCTGCGTTTATTTCCCTTGCCATGATCTATATCTAAAGTTGAGATAATATTTTTTATTGATTTATATTTATCTTGAAATTTTAAACCATTTTCTATTTTTTGATGATGTCCCGAATAAATATTAAATGGTTTTATTTCTGGGTTGGCTTTATATTTGAAAACAAATTCGTTAATATTTCTTGTTTGTGCTGAATTATCAACAACTATAAAAGTATGTGGTTCCTTAACAATATTATTATATATTCCCATAGCTTCAATAAATGACTGTCTAGCGGAATCAGAAGAACTGGACCCCGTCAAATATTGTTTTAAAAATGCTTCAATATCATCATAAGATCTTGACGCCGAAAATAAAGCATAATCCGCATTTTTTCTTGTTAATGGTGTTATTGATTTCATTGATTGCGATAATAATAAAACTGATGTTTTAATATGTCTACCCATAAAGGCTAATTTATCCCAAGTATCTTTATTATCTGATGTAATAACATCATCTAAAATAAATAAAACTGATTTTCTGAGACTGGGGATTTTTTGATTTTTTTGTTGCGCTTCAACTTTATCTAAAACACTCACCGCATCTTTTAATTCGAAAACGTGATAAGGTTTAACATAATCATCGTAATCGTGAGAAATTGTTGCTGTTTCTGAAATCAAATAAACTTCGTCGAATTTTTTATTAGAATTAAATAAAATATCCTTAATAGTTGTTGTTTTACCACTTCGACGCATGCCAACAACATACATAAAAAAATTATCTTTCAATTCGGAAGGCTTGAAAATATTTATATTCATTATAATATCTAAGATAATATAATGATTAATGAAAATTATATTCCTGATTATCTAACACCGGAAGATAAACAAAAAGCAAAAAAGAATATTATGGAATCCAGAAAAGCCTATAAAAAGGGCTTATTTGTTGGCAGGGTTAAATTAGAATCAGCTAAAACAAAAAAATCAACTTATGTATCTAAATTTAAAAATAAATATGGTGATTTGAGTAAAGAAGAATTAATTAAACTATTAGAAGAAAAAGGGGCTATAAATCCACGGGTAGCTATTGAAAAAATATTATCCAAAGGAAAAGGCGCGTTTTACTCTTCCGGGTCTCGCCCTAATCAAACTGAGTTTAGTTGGGCAAATGCGCGCTTATATTCTGTTCTTCTGGGCGGGGATGCCAGAAAAATTGATAAAAATATTGTAGATGAGTATAATTTACCTAACTTATAAATAAACAATTATTTTATCAACTACTTTTTTAATTGTCGGTTCTGGATTCTTTGCTGGGGTTGTTTTCAAAATATGTTTTACATCCTTATTGTATTTTCTTAAAATGCCTATTTTTTTATAATACTCCCTGTTATATTCCTTGATATGAATTATTCTGGCTTCTGGTTTTGCCTTTTTGTTTTCCATTATAAAAGAAAATAAAATAAATTATTATTTTATTTTTTCTTAATCGCGCTTAATCAACTGTTACCCCTTCTAATTCATCACAACCAAGGGCTATATAAATATCTTTACTATATTTCTTGAGAACAGTTAAAACTTCTTTTTTATTTGGGAAGCAATAAACGCTGCCTGATATAGTATGTTTTTTATATATTTTGCCTTCTGAAACATCTATTAATTTTTTCATTACATTTCCAAAATATTTAGGCGAAAATCCCGCGTGGAGTCTTGATTCCTTGGCATATTTAACAACCATATCATATAATGTTAAACTTTTAATTTCTCTTATTTTTTCTTCATCTTCATCAGCACAATAAGAATCAATTTTTTTATATAAAAACGATGAAACGGAATGAAGTGAAAACGCCATTAGTCTTGATTTGTAGGGTGTCATTGGTGGCCTTTCTCCAACAATTTTAACAGGATTTTCATAATTTTTAATAAAAGAAAACATTTTCGCCATTTCTTTTTTATCATCAAGAACTTTTCTAAATTCTTCAAAATCATTTTTTGTTAGTTTACATTCCTCTATTTCAACACAGAAAAATCTCCGGTCGTCTTCCTCAATTTTGAAGGCTATTTCGTCATTGGTGGTAAAGAGATAATTTGCGCAATCTTTTATTACTTCCGGGTCAATTCCTTTCTTTTCAACGTTTTTCTGGGTTTCAGTAATTGCGTTTTTTAGGTCTGCCGCTAAATCGCTGGCTCTTGGTTTGATTTCGTCCCCGAATATGAAGAATTTATTCGCATGATGAGAATTAAATTGCTTAAGTAAATCATCAATTGTTTTGAATTTAGAACAGTATTTGTCGCCTAAAATAACCCTAATTAATTCAATAATAGAATTTTTTCCGACGCCGTGCTGTCGTGAATATAAAACTATAGCGTGATTTGTTTTAATATGTGGTTTTGTTATAATGTGATTTAACCACGAATAAAAATAATTTGAGTTTTCTCCAAAAATTGAATCAACTAATTTATCAATTATTTTAATTGGTTTTGTTATTTTTTCGGCGAGTATATCTAGCTCAAAACCATTATACATATTATAAATTTTGCTTTTATTAAACCCGGGGGTTGGATCAAATACAACCTTATCATAAGTTAACATTTGTTCATCCTCGAGCCATTTGTCAAAAAATTTAATTGATTTTTTCCCGTTATGAGTTTTGAAATTTATGTTCGCCATAATTGTTTTTGCTTCGTTTACTGTTTTATATTTAAGGCCTTCATCTGTTATCATTGCTATTGCTGTTGGATCAATTAATTTAAAATAAGTTTTCTCGATTTCTTTTTTTTGTTCTTTATACCATTCATTTAGTTCTGATTCTGCTTCTTTTTGTTTTGCTTCTTTTTCTTGTTGTTTTTGATTATATTTGTTTTCTTTTTCTTGTTGTTTTTGATTATATTTTATTTGTTTTTCAGTTAGTGGTTTACACATTTTAATTATTTTATTAAATTCTTTTTCGTTGTCTTTTTTAGCCCAATAGTATAATGTCGCTACTGTCATTTTATTTCCTGAATTGTTATCTTTTATTTGTTTCCATATTTTTTTATTGCCCGCTTCATTATAATTTTTCATATTTTTTTTAGAAAATTTATCGAATATTTTATAATCAATATCAAGAGATTTTAAAAGAATGGCCACTTTAATCCAATCATCATAATTTTTGGCGCGGTCTTCTGATAAACAATCTACTAAATATTCTATTATTTCATCATCCATTTCAAGTTTTGACATTTTTTTATTGAGTTCGTTTATTTCTTCGGTTTCTCTGTCTGTATCGCTGTCTGTATCGCTGTCTGTATCGCTGTCTGTTTCATCAAATACTTCGTCATTATTACTAAAAGAAAACTTTTTTATTTTTTCTGCTGTTGTTAAATTATTATCAATATAATCTGATTCTTTGCCGCTATATATTAAAGTTAGTTCATATTTTTTATCTGTTGGTTGTGGTTTTTTTGATCCGTATAGGAGCCAGCCGTTTGTTGATATAACTGATTTATCATTTATTTCACTAATATTATGGTCTTCAAATATTTTCTTTTTTGTTAATTTTTCATTTACTGTATCATAAATTTTTTGTCTCATTTCTTTTGTGAATTTTAAACCGGAAATATATAAATGGAAGCCGTCTTTTATTTCGTCGTTTTTGAATGATGGTTCAGATTTTTCAAAGGCATTAATTTCTATTTTTTCAATATCTATGTTTAATTCTTCTAGTGTGTCGATGTAAATTTTAATTGTCTTTTTTATTTGGTTTTTTGTGTATAGTCTTTTATTTTCTGATGCTTTTATTTTTATATCAAAATCAACAACAATATTATTGTGTGTTAAATCTTTTTGTTTTTCGGCAACACAAAGATCAGACCCGGCGAGGATTTCATCAGTGTATTTTTTTAAGAAATTTGAATATTCAGATTTTGGTATGTTGAAACATCCGTTAAATTTACCCCAGATTAAAATATTTTGGGAGTCTGTTCCATTTACTCTGAAGTTATCCATAAAATTTAGAAAAGTTGTGCTCATATATTAATATACTATATATTTTTTTTTTTAAATCCTTTTTTTAGAAAATTTATATTTAAAAAAAAACTAGACTTTTTTTTTTTAAATTTCTGTATTTTTATCCCCAAATTTTTCCTCTATCATTGCTTTTGTTCTCATACATTTTTTCGATTTATTATGTTTGACGATCACACAAGGCGAATTAACAATAACAGACCCACAATGAGGACAGGTATAAGTGCCGCGTCTTTTTTTGAGATTAATATAATATTGTTCTTGAGAATATTCATAAATTCGAATATTTCCATGTCTATCCATTTTTTCAATTTTCATCTTATTATAGTAAAGAAATTATTTTTTAAATATTTTTTTTTAAATTTATTTTTGGGCTGATAGGTCCGCCCGATCATTCATGATAGATCATTTCCGCACTTTTTACCCCTTTTTATATGTCAGTATGCTATTTTTCTTTTTTTTTTACCTCACTTTTTTCTCTTCTATTTTCACTTCATAATTTCCGTTTTTTACCATGACAGATATGAATGATTTTTCACCTGAAATCCCCTATAAAAATTTATTTTTTTTTTTTATTTTTCAAAATTATTTTTTTTTTTTTTCGCTTTTTTTCATTTCTATCTGTCATCTGTCATTTTGGTTTTATTACTTTTTATTTATTATTTCTCTCTTTTATACATCACGTTTCACATCTATTATTTTATATATATATTATATTATGTATAAAATACACCTCTCCATCGCTGACAGATAACTTTTTAACCACTTTTCCCAAAAACTATCTCTCAGCTTTTTTTTTATCATCACGTTTTTTAACTTCTATTCTCACTTCATAATTTTATTATTTTATTTCTTTTTTTTATTTTCCTTCATGATGGATTTATCTGTCAAATATCTGTCATTTTATCTGTCAAACTTCCCCCCATTTTTTTATTTCTATTATTATTATTTTCTATTATTATTTCTGTTATATGAGCGCGCGATTTTCTCTATCTAACGACAATTATTATTATTTTTTCTATTATTATTTCTGTTATATGAGCGCGCAATTTTTCGCCCCCTCATCCTATTTCCACATGAAGGCGCGCGCAATTATTGGACCCTATCACTATACACGATTCTTTTTATCACTTCCATAGATACACTTTTTCTTTTTTATTTATTATTCTCACTTCTTTCTCACTTCATGGCGTTTTAATAAGATAATTTTACTAAATTATTTTATTAAATTACTTTTTCGCTTTTTAAAAATTGAATAAATTTATTTTCTACATTTTTATAAAATTAATCAATAATTTCCCCGAAATTTATCTTTTCCAAAAATTACAAGATAAATATATTTACTTTTTTAATTTTACTCTTATAT